GGTCTTCGGACGTGAATTGGATGTCGACACCAAACTGCGTGTCGAGCGTCACCGCGACCTGCGTCTCGGTCGCATCTTCAATGCCGATAGCCGTGCCCGTCCGACCCACGTAACGAGGCGGTTTTCTGACGTTCAGAACGGTGCCGATCTTCGCGCCTTCGACCCCGAACTTACTGTCGTACTGACGGTTGACGCCCTTGGTGAACGTCAAGTTGTTCTCCAGCACCATCAGGGCTTCCCTGGTGATCATGGAGATGGTTAACAGAGTATTAGCCATAACAGTTCTCGCTTGGTGCTACGACGAAACCGTTCTATCGCCCAGCGCCCCGCTCTCGGGCACGCCGAAACGACTGATAGTCCATCTGGTCGAGCGGCACCGTCGAAGCTGTCGCGCCTCCACCCACCGGCTTGATAGGTCGAGGTGCCTGAGTTACGGATGTCGCAGATGAGACCGGGCCGGTTCCAGCAGCCTCAATCCGCGCTTCAAGTTTTCCCATCTCCCGAATAGCCACCATCGGCGCCAGCGCCGCAATACGGTCGCACTCTTCAGGAAATCGACAGAGGTGATACATCACCGCTGGACCCATATCAGAGTTCAACACTGAATCCTGCATGGGTCTGGTCATCGGCAAATCTTTCCCTTGCGCGATGACGGCATCGAAATCGTCATGCCCTGAGCGGAATGTGTCGATTCGCGCTTCATGCGCAGCGACAACCTTTTCCCGGGCACGGTCGGTAGACGCACGTTCGATGCGCTCGCGGTCTACCACGTCTCGTTCCGTGAGACGTAAAGTCACTTTCCAGTCTACCAGAGCCTCCTGGAATTCTTCATAAGTTTCAAAATCATCCTGGCTGGGCCGACCCGCACTCGGCGCGGGCGCCACGGTCGGACTCACATCCGGCTGGCGGTATCTCGGCGCGAGCGCGACCGTCTTTTCGTCCGGCTCTTTCGGCGCCTCGGGCTTCACGGGCGGTGTCGGAGGAACCACCATTCTCGACGCTGTCCTGATGGCGTCAAGTTCCGACTGGAGCGCATCAGCACGGCCTTTCTCTACGGCCTTTTCTCTCGCAAGCTGACTGGCCCGATCTTTGTAGGAGCGCCCCCGACGACGACGCTTCTTCGGCTTCTCAGACGCGTCATCTTCCTGATCCTCGGCGGCCTCCACATCGGCCACTTCACGCTCGGGATCGACATCGGGTTCCTCGGCAATGACCTCGTCCGAAGATTCTTCGCCGTCGCCAGCCGCATCAATGGTTTCTGACGTAGCCGCCTCATCGACAGACACCTCTGGTTGCTGGTAGCGTGGGGCGACCTCCACGGTGTCAGGCGCGGCATTGAGATCGGACGAATCCCCATCCGGCCTTGGCATTGTGGTGTCCGCGACCGGCACGGTCGCCGCCTCCACTTCCGATTGAGTGTCTGTCGTACTCGCGACCCTGAGTGTCATGCTCGTGTCCCTCCAGTGGGTAATGTGCCAGGCGCAGGCGCAGGTGCAGGTGCAGGCGCTGCCATAGCAGCAGGCTGTGCCGTCGCAGGCGGTGCCGACCGACGGGCCTCTCGCTCAGCCTCCGTCATCTTCTCATAGCGGGCTTCAGACGCCTGCGACTCTGCCAAACTCCGCCCGATCATACCCTCCAGCCGTTTCACTTCGGTCTGCAGGACCTCGGACGCTCGTGACTGCTCAATCTTGGCGAGAGCCCTGGCATTCTCCCCCTCCTGCTTGATGCCCTCAAGCTGGAGCTTTGCCTGCAGATCGCGTTCCTGGCCCGCAGCGTCGGCTGCGATGTCCTGACGTTTGATTTCAATTTGTGCCTGCTGCTTCGCCTGGTCGGTGTCCAGCGCCTGCTTGGTTTGCTGGTATGCCTGCGTGACCTGCTGCAATTGCATCTCCAGTTGTTGCAACTTGGACTGCACCTCAGGGGGCAGTGACGCGATGTTCGGATCATCCTGCAGCTCTGGCGGCAACATCTTGCGCAGCCGAGCCGCCACCTTCTTCGACCCAGGCCAATCCATGTTCTCGGCCAAGAGGTCTCCGATCTGCGGGAAGACCGCCGGGTAGGCCTGGATGAATTTCGTCAGCGCATCCGTCGCATCCTGGCGCCTGGTCTGGAAACTGGGACCCACCGAGACCGTCACGTCATACCGACCCACGCCAATGTCATACATCCCCTCGACACCCGCTGGGAGCTGCGCCACTTGGTCTTCCGTTGGCGTGTTTTGCGCCCCTGAAAACAACATGACATTCTTGACTTGGTCGTCCAGGCCGTTAATACGCATCACCCGCGCCGTATCGTAGATTTTCGGCAACAAATCCACGACAATACGTCCCACTTGGCGAATTGACCGCGCTAAATTGTCCAGATAATGGCTGTTTGCCATCTCGTCCTGCTGTTGACGCGACCGAATGGCCCGTCCCGACTCCTGCGGACCCCGAACCCCCAATGAGGCGTCATTAAAGCCCCCAGTCGCCTTCAGATCCTGATCCGACTGCATAATTGCCGCCGTCATGGCCTGGATAGGAGGCTCCCAGGACTGGCGTTGTGGCGGCGGCGCGAGTTGCCCACTGACAGTCTTGGGCTTGTATTCGAGGTACGGGTAATTTCGGATATTGGCCGTGTTCCACTTGTGTTCGTGACCCTCCATTTGCCCTTCGGCGGCAATAAACGGGGCACGCGGGGCCAGCGCAATCATTTCGGTCTGCGCAGACACCCAATAGTTGTACATCCGCTGTGGGTCTTTCGCATCGCGCACAATCCCGCGATAATCCACCACACCATTGATGTTGATCTCGTCTCCTGTGACCGGCACGATCGGAATATACTTCCCCGGCCACTCCAAACCGCCAGTCAGGTCCTCGTTCCCCTCCAGGACCTCCACCGCATTGATGAGAGCCCACCGCACTTTGCGTGTCGTGGTCTCCCGTTCGGACACAATCGTCACCCCAGCCGTCATGTCGCTCTGGTCTGGCCCTGAGAGCGATGATTTTTTCTCTCGCACCCGACGTCCATCGGGCAACAAGAGCAGGACCATCTCTTCTCGGACCTCCTCGACGTAAAAATACTCGGCAATGCGGATGTTGCCTTCCGGCATCCACTCCTGCTCGGTATTTCCGGACGACGTAAAGTCCGACAATCCGGCCAGCTCAGAATCCGGGAAGCGGTTGCGATATTCAGAGATTGGCAGGTCCTCCACCACAAAGCCATACCGTGCATCAGACGCATCCGGCTGCTGGATGTTCGGGTCCATGTAAACCGCAAAGGGGTTCGGCACCCGGGCAATCTTGATTTCCTGGTCCAGCGAAAAGCTGTCGTCGTCAATGTAATCCGTCACCACACGCACGTAGCCACGGCCCATCGTGCATTGATGTTCCCCTGCCGTGGTGTAGGCCACGTCGGCATCGCTCTTAATTTCAATATGGCGCACCACCCCCTGGATGACTTCGGCCACTGCCTGGTCAGATGAGTCTCCGGTGGGGCTGACCTCGATCGCCGGTCGGGACACGCGCTGGTTGTTGGTCACCTGCCGGATGAAGGTCGGCATGCGATTCACCGTGAGGCAGGGACGGTTGTCCTGCTCGCGCATCGTCCTGACACCGTCCGGCCACTGCTCGGAGGCTCGAAACTCCAGGTCTTCCAGCATCTTCTGACGCAACACGCTCTCAGCATCGGTGATCGTCCTGAAGCGCTCTTTGGCTAACGTCAAGAAGTCCCTTGTGGCTTCCTGCCGGAGGGACTCGGGGTCCTGATCCTCTCGCGCCTGGTCGGCCACGACAATCTGATAGCCGCCTCCCGTCATATCGTCATGCGCCATGATTTACCCTCGGGCTCCCATGAATTGCTGGCGCGATTTTGTCTGCAAGGTGCGATACGCCTGCTGGTAATCGCCCTTGGTGAACCCGTGACCGGTCCATTGATCACGCGCATTGCGCACAAACTCATCCTCGCCACCCGCCACAATCGCGTGCAATAAGGGGGTGTCTAGCTGAATCATGAGCGTCTCGACTGCCGCCTGAAGGAATTGGTCCTTCTCGGTAATGCCTGCAGGGAGCCGGATGTCACCGCCGACGAGCGGAAGAGGTGGGTCCATGAGTGTGTATCCTTAGTGCATCCATCCCAGGTATTCAGTGCCGATCTCCCTGAATTTCACCATCTCCGGGAGATCCCGCACGGGTTCCAGGCTCAACCATTCGACGCCGGAGACCACCGCGTAGCGCGTGGCATCCATGAGGTGATCGTTCTGCTTCACCACGCGGCCTTTTCGGTCCCGTCGATACAGCCGGAACTCCTCGA